GTAAATTTACGGTTATAGTTGTACCAACAGTTAAATTTGGATCGCCGGCTATCGTTAATTTGAGTCTAACATAATGTGAAAGAGCAAGTTGTGCCGTTCTATATGGAACATACTTTTCGACTCGGATATCATTTGCAACTGCGTATCGTTTATCTGATATTCCAACCGCAGTTTTCTGATTTGCATTAGTGGTCATAACCTTTAAAACAGCATCATAATTTTCGTTTGATGTTTTTCCAAGACGGTTTTGTGTATTATTGATTAATGAGTTTCTTTTTTTATCATCCGACTTTAACTTGTTCTGATAATCCGAAACATAATCAAATTTTGTATCAGTATATCTTCTTGTCAATGGATCGATTGATATCAATCTATTGGCGAATGCACCAGAAACTGTTCCATAAAGAGTGTCAAATGTATCTAAGAATGTATAAGATTTAATTGTAATTAAATCTCTACCAAACGAATCTGAGTTATTTCTGCGTTGACTATAAATGTATTCTTGATATATTTTTGAATTAAATAAAGATTGAATCGAACGGAAATTAAACCCCTGTGAATTTTCAAAAAATACGAAATCTGCACCTTTAACTGTTCTAGATTTTGTTGGTATTGCATAATTCGCCAGCCAATTAATTGCCTCAAATGGTTTCTTGTATGGTATGACAAAATCATACAGACCTTCTGTAGACTCAATAGCTAAGTATTTGTCATCAATTTGCATGTGGTTATTTAAAATATCCGTGACAATTTCTTCAATTGTTTTTCCTTCATATGCTTTGCTAACTTTTGTCTGCTCCGAAAGAAAAAGTTCCTCTGAACAGAAATGTAACGAATAATTTTCGGTTTCAGCATTATTCAACACTCTTTCACCGACACGATAAATTCTGAAATATTTACTTATTCCTTCCACATCAGCGGTCTCGGATTTTTTGAAATTCAATTCAAGATAATCATTACCACTCAAACCAAGTCTATCAATCATACTGATAGAATCACTTATCAATACATGACCAGAAACTGTTCCTCTAAAAATATCCTCATAATAAGAAAGTTCAACAAAAAGACTTTTAATGTTTATTATATTTTTTGGTGTGACTATGTTAATTTTTTCAAGGTAAAAATCATCCGCAGTTAACAATCCACTTGTAACTTGAACTTTTTTACCTACAATTTCAAGGTTCTCGATTGTGTCTGCCATTATGAACCCATCACCGTTTTAAATTGTTCTTCCATTTGGTTCACGAAATTTCTGTCCATAACTTTTATCTCTCTTTTTGCTTCATTGAGATTGTATTCATAGTCATACAGAGAGACACTTCTTTTCGTGGCTCTAACAGAACAAGTTAGTCCACTTGGTAAAGTGTATGTGTTATTAGTTTCAACAAATGAGTTGTACGCATCTTCATCAAGAGGAATTATTTTTTCGGTTGATACTTCTGAATAGCTATCAGTTGTGGTAATCACTTGTTGATATGCATAGACAGTTGAGTTTGTATATTCATATGGTGTTTTTCCTGCATCTTCAGCTTCCGTTGCATACTTTGAATTGATATAATCTAAAAATTGTTCATAGTTCAATGGCCAATTCCAAATCGGATCCATGATTTGATTTGAGTACAATACGATCCAATATTTGTATGGATCATCATAATATTTTTCTGCAATAATTTCTGGTGTATCGCCGTCTTGAATGTTGTATTTGTAGAACAACATTGGATTATCTTGCAACTCTTCAATTAGTTTTGCACGTGTTAGTATGTTGGTCATTAAAATATAATTACCGTTTTGATCCGGCGTTAATACTTTTGGTAGTGTGTTGAAGTAAAACATCAATAACCCTCTGTGATTCTATTTTTGTCGATAATAATTGTTTCTTTAAAACGCAATGACAATTTTATTTGAACTGGACTTCCATCATTGTGTGTTGCCCATGTACCTGAACCACTATAATCAACATTAATATCCTGTAATACACATTCACCAATTCTATTTACCTTTAGATTTTCTGCACCTTTATACAGAAATTTAATTCCAAAGGTGTCTGGTATTTTCATAAACAGGCCCTTATTAAATACACCATTAGTTCTCATTTCTGGTGCGGAGGCATATTTAAATTGCTTAATAATTTCATGTATCATGTCCGATTCTTCTTGTGAATAGGGTGTCAACACGAAATCGAACGAAAACTGTCTAAAATCTATACCCTGAAATAACACTTGAACTTGTGGGTTGAGTGCGAAACCACCAGACTGTAATGCAAAATCACCTAAATCTGTACCAAATACTTTGTCAATTCCTTTTGCAATACCCAGTCGAACAAAAGGATCATTACCGGCTTTATTGACTGCATTTACAACAGAATCCGAATCCTTAAGTGTATTAAATATTGAAACGGCACCTTGTGCTAAAAAATAATTTTTACCAAGAGCATCTGTTAAATTGCTATTGGTGTAATCGGCATTATAATCCACTCTAACATTTTCTGGTACATATAGTGCAATGGAAGATTTAACTCTACGAGCCAACTTTAATCTAGTTAAAGATTCGGTCTCATTTACAATTGTTTGTACATCTGCATTTTCTGCTATCGCACCAACTTCTTTTTTTGCGTCATCAAACTTACCGGTGGCTGAATTAATTATACCTCCAACGACGGCACTGCCTACAGCTACGGCGGCACCTGGTGTGGCTTTCAATATATTCTCTGATGATGTTCCCAACTGAGGTGTTTGATTTGGATCCGGTTCATTAATTGTGAACAGTATCACATGTTGGCGAGTTGGGTTCGAACCAACATCCCGTGGAAATCTGAAATTTGCTGTATTATACTTATTCCCATATAGCAAATTCAGGGGACCATTTACGGCACCTGGAATGGAAATACCTGCAACTGAGGTCGGGATAGATATTGGCATGTGTTTTTGTTATTAGAGAAGGTAATATAACTATTTATATGGCATATTCAGGCAGATTTTCACCTAGAAACCCACAAAAGTATCGTGGAGATTTCACAAATATTGTGTACCGTTCCACTTGGGAATGTAGAGTTATGACTTGGCTCGACAATAATGATTCAATTATTGAATGGGGTTCTGAGGAACTGGTAATACCATATCGTTCTCCGGTAGACAACCGTGTTCACCGTTATTTTCCAGATTTTTACGTGAAAGTTAAGCAAAAAGATGATACAATAAAGGTGATGATCTTGGAGGTAAAACCTGCTCGGCAGACAAGACCACCAGAGAAAAAGAAGAATGTAACCAAGCAATACATACAAGAGGTTGTTACTTGGGGTATCAATGAAGCAAAGTGGAAAGCCGCAACCGAGTTCTGTCTCGACCGTGGCTGGACTTTTAAAATATTAACTGAACATGATTTAGGATTGAAATGATTAGACTCCATGTATTGGCGGTGCCACATACGGCATCGACCAAAGAGTATACGGTTTGTGCGTTTACTCAAAAAGTGATTAACTTTTGTAAGATGTATAAAGAAATGGGAATGCATGTCATTCACTATGGTCACGAAGAATCTGATGTAATTTGTGATGAACATGTTACAGTAACAGATCGTGCTTTACTTGAACGTGTATATGGAATATACGATTGGAAGAACCAAGGGTTGAAATACAACCAGACTGATGAGGTCTTTCAAACATTCAATGCAAACTGTATCAAAGAGATTGAAAGTCGAAAGCAACCGCACGATATCATTCTCTGCTTCTTTGGTCTTGCTCAGAAGCCAGTATGTGACGCACATTCAGACCTACTCTGTGTCGAGCCATCAATCGGTTACCCATCATCATTTGCACCATACAAAGTATATGAATCGTATGCTGTGATGCATGGTCTTCAGGGTCCAGATAAAATCTCGACTGCTGAATATAAGTTCTATGATGCCGTTATTCCATCCGGCTTTGACTTAGATGAGTTTGAATTCAGAGAAGACAAAGAAGATTACTTTATGATGTGTGGTCGTATGGTCTGGTCTAAAGGTATCGACATTGCATCACAGGTTTGTCAGAAACTTGGTGTCAAACTGGTTCTTGCTGGTACAAGTTTTGGTCCAAAAGACTGTAACTTAGGTGATGAGTGGCCTCCACACGTTGAATATGTGGGTTATGCTGATGTAGAAAAACGCAAGAGACTTATGGCTGGTGCTAAAGGACTATTTTGTCCAACAATCTACAATGAGCCGTTTGGTTACGTAGCAATCGAG